GGCTGGCTTCCTTGGCTGCGCGATGTCGGGATTACGCCCCGGACCGCGCAACGCTACATGCGGCTGGTGACGATCCCTGCCGACAAATACGACACCGTGTCGCATTTGGGTATCAAAGGCGCGCTCGACGCGATCGCGAAGAAGGTGTCGCCCACGCAGGCAGTGCTCGACGAGTTGGACGCTGCGATCACCCAACTCGAAGCGCTGATCGCCGGCCTCAACGACTGTCCTATCAACGAGCGGTTGTCGCCCCTCGCGCGCATCGCGAACGACAAGCGCCTCTTAGCGGCGGCGTACGAGTACAGGCTGCGATGCGAGCACATTCTGGGAAAATTCCTTGCGCCGCTTCCCGATGACCTCAAAGAAGCTAAACGCGTCCCACCGTACCGGCCTTGGGAGCTATCACCGACCTGAGCGGCGAGAGTTTTTGGCGCTACGCGCATCTTGCGTCAGACATGCCACGACGGCATATCACAAGTCGTTTCAGTTTAGAAACGGAATAGGTTGTGCCGAGACCAAGGGGACTGCCGAAGACCGGCGGACGAAAAAAGGGGATTGCTAACAAGCGCACTCGCGAGATCGCCGATGCCGCGATAGCGCAAGGTTTGACGCCGCTCGAATACATGCTGGCGGTGCTGCGCGACGAAACCGCGGATCCTGAACGGCGCGACGAGATGGCCAAGGCAGCGGCGCCTTACATCCACCCGCGCCTCGCCAGCATCGAAGCCAGCCACAGGATCAAAGCCGATGTTCGGGACCTCAGCGACGCCGAGCTTATGGCCATCGCAAGCAGCACAGGAATTGTTGAGGAGGCGGGGGGCGAAGGGGAGCATCGAGGCGTACATTGACTATCACCAGCTCGGCTTTGTCCCGGCCACGCATCATCGGCTATTGATCGGGGAGCTCGAGGCGGTGGAGCGCGGCGAGTACTCGCGGCTGATGGTCTACATGCCGCCCGGCAGTGCGAAATCGACCTACGCAAGCGTGATCTTTCCGGCATGGTATCTGGGTCGTCATCCCGAGGGTTCGGTAATCGCCGCCTCGCATACCGAGGAACTCGCCGAGCGATTCGGGAGAAGGGTCCGCAATCTCGTCGCCTCAGAGGCGCACCGTAACGTCTTCGGCGTCGGTGTTGCCGCCGATCGGAAATCGGTCGGTGAGTGGGAGACAGAATCGGGCGGAGAGTATTACGCGGCTGGTGTTGGCGGCTCGATCACCGGACGCCGCGCCGACCTCGGCATCATCGATGATCCGGTGCGTGGTCGCGAAGATGCCGATAGCGAGCGCGCTCGCGAGACCGCCTGGCAGTGGTACGTCAACGACTTCCTTCCGCGTCTGAAACCGGGTGCCAGTCAGATCGTCATCATGACACGCTGGCACGAGGATGATCTCGGCGGCCGATTGCTGGGTCGCGAAGTAAGCAAATGGCGCGTCGTCGAGCTTCCGATGGAAGCGCTGCCCAGCGATCCCCTGGGGCGCAAACCAGGGGAGAGGTTGTGGCCCGAGTGGTTCACGGCCGAGATGGTGGAGACCGCCAAGCGCGACCCTCGCGCCTGGAACGCGCTCTACCAGCAGCGCCCAGTGGTCGAGGAAGGCGATTACTTCAAGCTCGAGTGGTTCGCGCCGTTTGTTCATCTGCCCGAGAACGTGACGTGCTATGGAGCCTCCGACTATGCGGTCACCGACGGCGGCGGTGATTATACCGAGCATGGCGTGTTTGCGATCGACCCGCTCGGGACCGTCTACATCATCGACTGGTGGAGGGGGCAGACCGTCACTGACATCTGGATCGAACGCCAGTGCGATTTGATCCTGAAGCATCAGCCGCTGTGCTGGTTCGGCGAGAAAGGCGTGATCGAGAAGGCCGTCACGCCGTACCTGAGGCACCGGATGAACGAGCGGCGGGCTTATTGCCGGATCGAGTGGCTGCCGTCCGTCACCGAGAAGACCGCGCGGGCGAGGTCATTTCAGGCGTTGGCGTCTATGAACAAGGTCATGGTGCCGGTGGAGGCACCGTGGAAAGCCGAGCTGCTAGGGCAGCTGACCCGGTTCCCGGCTGGGAAGTACGACGATGGTGTCGATGTTTGCTCGCTGATCGGCCGGGGACTGAAGATGATGCCGACGCCGGCGGCGATTGGCCCGGGAAGGAACAGGCGGCCCGGCCGCTACCACAGGGCAGAATACGATCCGTACGCCTGGACGCCCGAGGAGCGGGGGTTCCCCGGGGTCTCGGACTGGTGATATATGCAATGGGGAACGCTTTTACTTGAGCGATGACTACTGGCAAGAGCATCGAAGCTGATGTTGGCTCAATTGAGAAGATCGTATTTCCGCAAGACTTGACTGGATTTCCTTCGCAAGATTTTCGGCAATATCGGGCGTCGCCTCGAAGATTGTGCTGCCGCCTGACCGATCTGCCATTCCCAGCAGAATATTTTCTCCCAATGCATCGCGGGTTACCGCAACCCGATCAAGGGGAGTTGCATACACCGCTCCGGTCGCTGCTGGGAAAAGAAGAGACCTCGCTGTCTGTCGGAAATTGTGAGCGCTCTGAGCCAATTGCAAAACGTTCTGGGCGGACAACGTGATTTGGTTAGTCTTCCCGCTCTCGCTCGTTCGTCGCAAGATAAAGTCCGCACCTTTTTGGTCTAAAGTGATGCCGGGTTCTCTCTTGGGCATCCTTATCGCTCCTGGGTTGGTTGGCACCTTCCAGGATAGCGAAGCGGGCCCGGGGCGTCTTGCCGCGGTCCCGCGCGGTTCGCAACCCAAGGTCTGGAACTGGTGGTAGCGGCAGGCTTGCACCCGGTAGTTAGACCTCGCCGGTCATTCGCTCTTGATGAAGCTCGAGCATCCCCTTACGTTACGCCAAACGGTCGTTAGACCGTTCGTAATTGGGGTCGAGGGCAAGATCATGGGCGGCAGCTTCATCAGCTATCTGCGCGTTTCGACCGACAGGCAAGGCCGCTCGGGGCTCGGCATCGAGGCGCAACGGGCTGCTGTCGCCCGCTACCTTGCCGGCTTCAACGTCTCGCCGCTGGCGGAGTTTGTCGAGGTCGAGAGCGGCAAGCGCGACGATCGCCCCGAGCTCGCGCGGGCGCTCGCCGAGTGCCGGGTGCACAAGGCAACGCTGGTGATCGCGAAACTCGATCGCCTCGCCCGCGATGCGCATTTCCTGCTCGGGCTGCAGCGTTCCGGGATCGCGTTCACCGCGGCGGACATGCCGAACGCGAACCGGCTTACGGTCGGGATCATGGCAATGGTGGCCGAGGAGGAGCGTCGCGCGATTTCGGATCGCACCAAGGCGGCGCTTGCCGCGGCGAAAGCGCGGGGCGTGAAGCTGGGTGGCCCGGTCGAGAACCTGAAGAACGCCGAGTTGGGACGGCAGAGGGCGGCCGAGACGCGGCAGGCGAAGGCCGCATCCCGTATCGCCGATCTGCGGCCTGTGATTGATGCGATCCGGGCAGAAGGCGTCACGAGTGCAACGGGGATTGCGAAGGCGCTGAACGAGCGAAGCATCCCGACGACTCGCGGGGGCCGGTGGCAGGCCGTCCAGGTTCAAAGGCTCCTGCGCTGATAGCTGAAACGGGTGGCTGCTGTCTGTGGTGCGGCAGTCGCTTCGAGCGGCGAAACGATGGGGGTAAGGCGCAGCGGTTCTGTCGCCCGGCCTGCCGCCGCGCGCTTGACGCCGCAGGCCGGCGCTGGATCGCTGGAGCGCTGGCGTCGGGTGCTCTGAGGGTGGACGACGTTCAGAATGGCTCTATGAGAACGCGCGCGTTGCTGCCAAGCGTGGAAGCGCCTGTGCCCGCTCTCGGACACCCGGCCGGGCGATCGGCCGAACGATCGGCCCCTGTAGCGCCACCGGAGCGGCCTGGCGAAGCTGCCGAGGGGTCGCCGATCCCGAGACGCCGGAATTCAAAGCGATGCTTGCGGAAGCGGTGACAGCCGCGCTCATGCAAGCGATGCCGCGGATCATCGTCGCGGCTCTGACGGGCAACTCATCGTAAGCTGCCCGCCGCTGGTCGCTCAAGACCTGGAGCCCTCGAGCGGGCACCAACGAGACCCGACGTTCGGGGCATACCCCGGCGACCACCCTTCGAGGCAAGGGGAGCCTCAATCCAGCCCCTCGACG